TTAAAGCTCTTGTACATCAGCAAGGTTAGTAATTGTCCATGTTGATTTTTGAGAGCCATTAACTCCTATCATTCTAACTTTTAATCCATTCCCACTAGCTGATGGAGAAGCTAGGTTAGAAAGGTTTTGTTTCGCCCAGTCACCGCCAATAAATACTACACTCATTTCAACAACCCCCCCATTATCTATACTTATTATGGGAGTTGAAACTACTGGGTTCTGCTGATCAATTGCTTGGAATGTATTAACGACGAGAGAAGGCCTGAATGATGGGTCACCTTGAACAGTAACTCTAAGCTGTCCACCCTTATTAACCTCCGTAGCACATGTATTCATTACTATTGAGTATGGGTTTGTAAAACTAAATGCCCAGCAGACAGTTTCTCCCTGCATTGGAGTGCAGTTTTCAGCCGTGCAATTTGTCATTGTGGTATATTGCATTCCTGATAGTTGAAAACCAAGCTGATAACCACTGACTTGAACTAACCTCATATCCATTGAAGTTCCTATCACCCTAACCTGCCCCGCCCTATAATCCTCAAAAAGAACTCCGCAATATCCTTTTCCTGCATATTGCGAGAAGGCGAGCATTTCCATTACACCAGAAAATGGAACATATGACATACATCCTATATAGGCACATTCAAAAGCACATTGACGAATGACAGGTCCTGCCGCCTTACCCAAAAAAAGGCCATAATATGGGCGTATTGAATCAACGTTATCTGCGGTAAGCCCGTACCTCCTGAACATGCAGCCTATCAAGGTAGTAAATTCAGAAAAGCTATCCATGCTTGTGTCTGTGAGATCCCAATTTTTTGGAACAAACCCAGCAAGAGCATCTACAGAAAGTACAGTTGTTCCATTCTTCTTATAGTTGAAAACATTATTAGTTGTTTTGTAAAATACTGTGCTTTCCGCCTTCCCATGACCCCTTATCCCCATGCTGTTATATAATGGCACCATCTCACTGGTGTGAATATCTCCCGCGGGAGCTTCAAGAATTATTCGAGTTGCACGCGCATAGTCAGTAGCTTTTGTAATAGCTTCTGCGTTATCTGTTGTTCCGTCGGCCTTAACACCCCAAAATTGCATATCATAAACAGTAAAATTTATACGCCTCCAAACTAATGTCCCCGTCGCTGGCTTGATAACAATTCCGCCATCATCAACCCACGCTTGAGTATTGTCGATAGATTCAAAAAATCCACCGCCTGCGTGGGTTTCAATATGCGATGAACTGTATGCTGAAGCCACATATACAATCTGCCCTGCTTCTGACGGAATCTGTGCTCGTAACTCGGCAAGGTTTAAAAATCGGCCTACCTCATTGAAGCCTGTTTTGGCTGCAATATTACCCTGGAACCCTTCAAGGCTATTAAGCGCTGCGGAAACATTGCTATCGCCATAACCAACAAGCGTAGCGCCAGTTGGTTGAGATAATTGCTGCCTTAGTTGGTCTGGGTCATACTTAAGCACATTAGGGAAATAAAACTGCTGCGCATTAAACGAATCATATACAGCCATCGAATGGCCCTGAACCGTAACAAATTTGGCAATCTGTCCGTTGTACACAGGGAACCCACCGGCATTAATAACAATTGGCTGGGCCATCGGAACCAGGCTACCGTCCTCATTCTCCAGATACACTTGAATCTGGTTTGATGGGATAGTTGGATCTGTATCAATAATACCGATGTAAATTTTCCCATTAAATACCGCACCAAATTTGCGCGGCATCGTGAATAATTGTGAAGGCATTCCGATTACAACATTAGGTATGATGTCAGGCATTTAGTTTGCTCCTGGTGTGTTTAATCCCCACAGAGCGAATCTGCGGTGGTTTATTTTTGGCAATAAAAAACCCAGCACGGTGGCTGGGCTTATTTTTTGTTTATTGATGTGCTTGGCAAAAAAACATAGGAGGTTGGGATGAGTAAAATTTATCAGTCGGCAGTTATCTTTCTGCTTTCCCTGATCACTCTAAAGCTTTACCCAGAATTTGGCGACTATGCTGGCTTCGCTGCGTGGATTTTGTTTGCAATCGTAGCCATCGGCGGAATAATTGTTGGTGCGATATGGGTATTGGGTGTGATTGGTGATCGCATCGCCAATCGAGATCAAATATCGAAGGAAAAGAAAGAGCTAAAAGAGATATCGAGAACCCTTAAAGATATCGATAGAATGAATAAGGGTCGTTAGCCGTCCTTGGCTTGATATTAACTTTTACAAGATACTAGAAGGTTGCGAGAAATCGTACTGCTCATGAATGCCTGGCTAGGATCGGCAACAGCAACCAGACCTTTATCTCCCGCAGATGTCAAAAGGTCATATCCCTTAGACCCGCAAAGATCGCCAGCCTTAGTTAGGCACATACCCCATGTGCCACCTAACCCAGAGCAATCAATTGTGTAAGCCACTCGTCCATCAGGTCCGTACGTTTTTGATGAGGAGGCACATCCATAGAGAGCAATTAGAGCAATAGAAAAAATAATGCGTTTCATTTTATTTCCTTGTTATATTCAAACAGAAAAATAATATATTCAGCCTGTTATAATTGCTACTCATAATTACTTTAATTCTTCTGATTTTGCGCCCTGTGCTACTGCGTTAACAAGGCGCTCCACTTCTTTAAGATTGCGCTCAAAAGCAGTTGATCCTTTCGGTGTATTCGCCAGTTTCAACATTGAATTTCTAACTACTTTGCTTTCATAACCCCTAGCTAACCCGCCGTATGTAGCAAACAACCCTGTCACCACGCCGCCAGTGCCTAGGATGTCTGTAGCCACGGCAGTAGGCACACCAAACTGTAAAATCTCCTGCCCTGTCGGTGTCACAGCACCCGCTTTTGCGGCCCTGCGTGTTTGATCTAAATAAGTAGTTAATCCATCCAGATACTTCCGATCTGCGCCCTTAAAAATAATCCCCGTCTGTGATCCAAGCCGATTAATCTCATTAAGAAACTTGTCAGGGCTTCCGCCTGATTTCTCATAAGCCTTTCCAATGACTGCGGACCTTGCTGCTGACTTTCCTTTAGTATCGAGAGATGAATAAAGTTGCCTAACTTCACTCGGTTTATTACTGAAAAGCAGGTTATTCACAACTTCTGGTGTGAGTTCACCTTTCTGCAAAACGTTTTTAATCCTGGTATTGTTGACGAGTCGTGCTTCATTGGCATAAACCGCATTAGCCTGCTTATAACGACTTGCCATTTGATTACCAAGGTTGGAAGAAACGGAGTTATTTATGTCGTTTGTTAACGCTGAATATACACGACTTACCGCCGCCTCTGACTGGTTAGGCCAAGCCATGCGGTCACCCTTCACATCTTGCCTAAATTGTGTTCTTAGGTCGCGTAAAAGCTCAAAGTCAGCGCCGCCTGCAAGCTCATCACGATAAGTTTGCAACTTGCTTATCGTTTGGCTGTCAGCCGCGCGCCCAAGCCGAGAAAGTCGTGCTATTTCAGTGTCAATAGAATTGATAGCACCAGTAGGTTGTATTTTACCAACTGACTTCATGCCGTCATTAACTTGAGTCATTCTGGCCCCAGCAGCTTGCTTTACCTTGCTGGTTTGGCGCTGCAAGCTCTGTACAATCTCATCCGGCGCTGGGGGGGTGAATTTTTCAGCATAGCCCTCAATAAGTTTTTTTCGTGATTCTTGCTGTCCCCGCCTTAAGCCACCAGTACCAGTAAGTGGTATTTTCTCGCCAAGAGCTTGTGCTGATCTCCCTGCAAAAGTACCTGGATTAACAACGTCAGTTGTGAGTAGTGGCGCATTATTCTGTTCAGCAAATCTAATTGCCTGCTGAGCCTCAGGCGCTATTGTGCCTTTAGCCGCTCGGTAACCTGTTCCGATCAATTCACCTGCACCCTTAACAACACCACCAAGAGCTACGTTCATAGCTAAGTCCGTAGCAACTTTTTCTGGTGATGTATTTCCGCTATTGGACGCCAGTGTTCCAGCTAAGTTTTCTCCAGCTAGCCTTGCGGCACCTTGAGATATCTTAGATGCCGCAGTAGTTGCTACTCTGCCAGCCCCTACAGCAGGGTTAACTAGGAACGGTAACGCTTCTGAAAATACTTTCCCTTCCGTACTTGTTGGTTTTAACTCCTGCGGTAACTCCAGTCGAGGGGCAGGATAATATGACCCGTCACCCACCCCAAGTAGGCTACCAGCCTGAGCTACACCCGCAGCACCAATATCGGCAAGCGCTGGTACGGCATTAATTAAGTTTGTCGCAGCTTGCGCGAACCCTCTTCCAGTTTCTTTAAATGCTTCAGCTATATCACCCGCAACCCCACTGTCCTGCTGCTGAGTTGCCGCCAATGGATATGCAGAGAAAAAAGCCTCTTTTGCGGCTGGAGCCTGAGCACCAGCTTGAGGCGCTACCACGTCATTAAAATATTGCTCTTGCGCAGCGGCCTGTTGATCTGGCGGTAACTGCTGATATTGCGGGGACGCGATCACGTCTTTCCATGGTTTAGCCATTATTCACCCCACAAGTTAGAAAACCCACTCCCCGCCGGTGGTTGCTGGGCCTCTGGCTGATTAGGTTGCTGCTGATTTGCAGAAGATGCCGAGGAATCACTAGCTTCATTGGCAGCAGAACTAACGACAAGCGCATCGTAAACACGGCCTGATTGACCGCGCAATGACTTATATTGCCCCTGCATTTTATTCATTTTTGTTTCTGTTGCCTTATCAGTATCTCCCGGCTGTGGAAGGTACATTTTAGAATACTCCTTCATCTCACCCTCCGTAATGGCAGCCCCGGTTTCTGGTCGAAGAATGGAATACAAAGCGTCGCGTGCATTCACCATGTATTGCTGCTCAGGTGCAGATAACGACATGTTTGCTGCCGTGCCATTTCCCAAGGCGTTATTAATTAAAGCAATTCGTTTTGGGTCGATATTTTTCCCAAGGTTATTCATCGAGTCCATTGAGTCTTTAAGCCTTAATGCAAAACCAGCCGCTTTCTTAGATCCTTCATTGGCTTTATCAATAATGGTTTGCGCCTGCGGAAGGCTGATTGGTCTAATTCCCTCTGAGCTGATAGGTTGAAGCGCCTTTCCTTGCTCCTCGCTACCATCCGTATAGTATTTAGTTACAGTGCCATCATCGTTTTTTTCAACCTTCATTAGCTTTTTGGCGCTAGGGTTTATCCCTGCACCTGCCGCAAATGCAGCAGCCCCTTCAGGATCTGATTTAAGCATTTGTGCATATTGGTTGTAATTTTGCATTGCGGCAGTTGGGGCGTTAGCTGAACGAATGGAGTTTTCACGACTAACTGCAATTTGCTGGCCTTGCAAGCTCTCACCAGCCTGATTACTGCGCATTGTCTCAGCTAGCTTACCTCTGTCTATTTCTCTACCTGCAGCCTTATCCTGAATATCGAAATACTTATCAGGGCCAAGAGCTGACATGCCAAGGTGATCAGCAAACTCACCGAACCCTTGCGGATTCTGTTGGTACATAGTTGCTACATCATTCGGGTTAATGCCAACGCGAGCCAAATCACCCGCACTTGATTTCAGCCATTGCCCCATAGCTTCAGGACTCTGTGCAGCTAGCCTGGCGCTCGATGCAAGGTTACCTACAGTGTTACGTTGGTCCTCATCAATGAAACCCATGCCGTTGCGTACAGCCTCAAATTGGTCAGGATATTGAGTCACCAATTGCCGCATGGCACCTCTGTCACCGGATGAATAAGCACCAGCATAGGCTTGCTGGAACTCCTTCTGGCGCTCTTGTTGCTTAGCCTGCTGGTATTGTTGATTTAGACCTGATAACCCCTGCATAGCTTGAAGGCCGACATTGTTAGCCCCACTTCGTTGCTGGTCATTGTTGTCTCGTATCATAGACAATGTAGCGTTAATATCACCACTTTGAGGCGCGTTAGCATTGTTGCCCCCGATACCAGCAAGCAGCCCGCCAGAGTTACCCTGTTCCCACGTCGCCATTTTTTACCCCTTAGAACATTGAACCAAGTAGCCCGACGCCTGCACCAATAGCTGTACCCCAACCAGGCATAATAGCCGTTCCGGCCGCCGCCCCTGCTGCCGCCCCACCTAATGCGCTGCCAAACCCTGATTGTTTATTTGAGTTTGCCGCCGACAAAGAAGCCTGCTGCTGTAAAAGCTGCCCAGTATTATTGGCATATGACTGCCCGGCGTTGGACTGGCCAGTTAATGCGCCAAGTCCGATATTTGCCAGATTCTGGTAGTTATTCATCTGACCAGATAACCACCCCTGACCGAGCTGAGGTGCTATCGTGGCTAAGCCATTACTTGTTGCAGTAGAACCAAGGCCGCCAGTGGCCTCTGCTCCGGCCAATTGCTGATATCGGGCTTGGTCAGCCAAGCCTTTGTATTGATCTGAGCCGTAATACCCTTGTAGTGCTGAGTTTTGCCCCTCAAGAGTTGAAAGCCCTTGGAGTTGGCTAACGTACTGCTGGGCCAGTGGAGTAAGTGGCGCAAGGTTATTCATTGTTGTTTGCCACTGCTCACGCTGTAGCGCTGTGGCCTGATTAGTAGCGTCTGCCTGAGCACCGGCTCCGTTGTCACCACCTTTGCAATAAACAGCGCAGTCGCGAACCTTATTTATTAACTGGAAAATTAGCATTGAAGAAAATCCTCATATTGCGATCGAGTGAGCTGGTATAACGTCACCCCAATCGGCTTCCCATTGCTGATATATGCATCGTCAAGATGTCCAATGCGCGTAGCACCAAGTAGCCTAATAAGCGCTCGTCCATATTTCGTTGTGTCGGGCACCATCGTTACTGAGTTGGTGAACGGCGAGTTTTCAAGTAGCCAGCGGCAGAAAAGTTTGTGTCCATCGAGCGCATACTTACCACGGAAGCCGGGGTCATAAATGGAATGGCACTCAACAACGGAATGCCAAAAGCTTCTTACTTCATGCACCCCAACAAGCAGCACTCCCTCATAAACGCCTAAATAGAGTGCGTCCGGCTTTATGCGGTACTTATCCCCGGAATCCACTATACTTCCGGTATTGCCTGGGGTATTTAGGAATGCACAAAGCCGCCCAATATCTGGGATTATGCGTAACTCCATAATATTTCTCCGAGAGAGATTACTGCTCTGCGATTAGCTTTATGGCTGTGGCTGTGAAAATAGAGCCATTTGATTGGATGGTTAATGTGGTGCCGTTGGTAGCAAGAAACCCATCTTTATCAACACTGAAAAATGTCACAAACAGCGCGTTATCAGTTGTCGTTGCTGAGTCTCTGCTTTCAACAAGAGTGTCCGGAACAGACCCAGAAAATGTTAACTGGATTGATCTATTAGTCGTCCCTCCAGCCCACGTCCCAATTATTGATAACTTAAACGCGGATGTTTTGTTTTCGTTGAACACCACCATTTTATCTAGTGACGTATTGAAGAAAGGCGCAAAAGTACCAGATGCTGGTGTAAGCGATTTAATCAGCGTAATGAAATTAGTTGGCGTGGTTGGTATCGTAAGAGATAGCCCAGTAAAGACAAGTTCTGACTTCTTACGTGTAGTGCGATATTGCAGATCTGTAATCTCAATTTCATGTTCAACAACTACGCCTTGCAGGTAATCAATATCTGACTCAGCCACCGTCACCCGCCCATCAAGACTAACAATTTCAGCTTCTGCCGTATCCAGCCTGATCTCGTGATCGAGTAGTGTTACATCCTGCCTGTCATTTACTACTTGAGCGTCATATGCTCCCTGCCCTGCATCGTTTGCCTTGCTCGCAACATTACCAAAGTCCATGCCGTTCTGAATGACGTATAGCTGGTAAGGCAGGCTGAATATAGAGGGCAATAGCGTGGCATCAATACGTGTGGCCGTTACAGTTACGGGGATATTTAAACCTGAGTCAGCCATTATACAACCCTCACACTACAGTCGCTTAATGTCACTGGGGAACTGGTGACAATACGGACTTTAAAGCCAATATTTTTCCTGATCCGTCCAACCTTTCTCCAGATTGGGCGCTTGTCATATCGGAACGGGGCATTCCACGGAACCATCTGCTCTCGCCCATAACTAGATCCATCAGTTGTGACCGAAATAAATAGACGCTCAGCGAATTGAGATACCCCAGTTGCCGCCTCAAGCTCGAAATCGAATACCCTGGCATTGTCAGCTTTGAACATCGGCGTATAAAGTAGATGCTCTGATTGCTCACCATATTGGCTGGAGATATCGAAATTAAGCGCCCCGGTCACCGATTCTACTTTGTCGCCTACGGTGATCTGGTTACCCTCAAACATGAAATCTATCCCGCGATAAACACTATCCGAAAAACCGGTCTTCAGAATGCACCACTGCGGAGCTTTTTGACTGGCTGGCGCGTCGTAACACAGAGCATGTCGAGGGAGATGGATGATCAGTAGTTCGTGAGCATCGAAACGCAGCGCTTCCATTACTCCGGTAGCCAGCTCTTCGGCTGAGTATTCCCGAAGCACCTTCTCAATTGTCGCAGTGGCTATAGGGGCTGCCTGTCCAGAGCTAACTACATAGATTGATGGCGCACCTGTTGATTGATGGCTGATAAACGCAAATGAATCACCAAAGATGGTTTTACAGTGAGTTCCGGCAATCCCCTTCTGCACCATAAGCGAGGGCTGAGCAACATAAATTGCAGATGACGTATCGACCGACCCCGTCAGTGAAAAATACTCAATTGTCGCAGTGCCAAACATCACAACAAAATCACGCCATACCGCACACCCCTGAATGCTGTCAGATTGCGACTCTGCTGCATAAAATGGCCGGTATCTGTCAGGATGTGACTCATCCTCTAAATCAGTAACACCAAATGTACCACTCCCCTCCTTCACCCAAATATAACGACCTCTCAAGCGGCAGATATCACGCACGTTCCCGATATCATATTGAGCGAAATCAGCATTCGGCCAGTTGCTTAGCGTTTTTACTGTCCCATCATAACGATAGAGTGTCATCGTGCCGTTGGCTGCTACCGCCTGACTGCTTGCACTGAATGCCATAGATACACGCCCCGCTCCGGCGACATCGCCAATGGAGACGCTACCTCGATAAATCTTACCTCCAAAAACGCGATAGGCGGCGCTCTGGTTGGAGTTGAACTGAGCGTTACGTGACACGCCTGCAACGTCGGCGAGCTTCTCCACTCCGGGGAATGAGCGCAGATAACCCGATGCATTCAATACTTCCTTTGGTGTTGCCAGCATGTTCACCGGCAACAGATCCACATAGTCAGTATTTCGGTAATCTTTGCCCAACCCTTTCATGAGGGGGAGTTGAGTTATTCCCATGAGTCACCTAATTATTGGGTTCAGATGGTTCGATGTAGAATCGATTCCAGGAGAATAGTGTTTTATTTCCTGTGCCACTTGGCATGTCATTTCGACGCACTAACGAGGGGACAGTAGTCAGAGCGATACATATCGTTTGATAGGCGTTATCTGCCTCAGCAAGTAGCTGATCTGATGCCGGAATGACGTTATCAAGGCACATTTGCAAGGCGAGTTTTAGCGATACTCCATCATTGGCCCACGCTGGAATGCCTGAATCATCATCGGTTGATGGGGTGTCAGAAAAAAGGTACCCAAGGTCTATCCCTTCTACTTTCCAGCGCGCCATCATGTCCTCAAGGTCATAAAGCGAATCGCTTATAGCCTGAGGATCGGCATCAGTGAGTGTGGCATCGGAATATAACCCTGATTTTCTAAGCGCCTTAAGAGCTAAATCACCCTTTGTTCTCGCCATTTTTTACCGCCTTTGCCTTACCGGTTTTAGGGGCTGGTTCTGGTTCTGGTTCTGGTTCTGGTTCTGGTTCTGGTTCTGGTTCTGGTTCTGGTTCTGGTAGGGTAGTATCGTTAGGGTGTTCAACCCAACCTAGCGCCCGATACTCTGCCAGTTCAGAATCATCAACAATGATGTAATCCAAAGAATGGGGGCCACAAACAATCTGCGTACCTTTTTTATAAAGCATTATTTCTGACATATTCGCTCCAATAAAAACAGGGGCCGAAGCCCCCTGAGTTGCCGCACAAACGATTACTGACCTGAAAGCACCATGCCAGTAAATTCAGGCACCAGAACGCTTGCGCCTGCCAACGTAGTGAAACGAGTCCACGTCTTACCAGCCTTAGCATCGAACTGGTACGCCATGATAATGGTGGCCCCCTGCTCAGTAGTTGCAGTCATTACCTGCGGGCCTTGACCGGTAGGGAATGCCAACTTGCCGTACATCAACTCAACAGAGCCTTCAGCAAAGAAGATGTTTGATGCCACTGCGTTCTTGTTGATAACGGTAATGGCAGCATTCGTTGTTGGATTTGCTGTAACGTTTTGATATGGAATGGAAGCTGTATCAACGTTGTTTGGTGGTAAGATTTTTGGGCTGATGGTGACGCTTGTGCCAGATGCAGCCAAGACACGGAATACTTGTGGCTGACTGGTGCTCACTTTCTTGATCATGTGAACACTATTCACACCTGCAATTGTGAACATATCACCCACAGCCAAGCCAGCAGCAGACACAGTGATAACGTCTTGTCGGTTATCAGTAGGCGCGCCGTTGGCATCCATAGCCGTAACTTTGTGGGCAGGAACGCCGTTTAGCGTAATGGCAGTTGCCGTACCAGCCTTTGCGGCACCGGCGTAATCGACGCGGAAACTATCAAAGCTGGCCACTGGTGGGATCTGGGCCTTCTCATATGCACTCAACGTCACGCCATTGACGTAAGCGCGAGCGCCAAGTTCTTTAGCTAAGTCTTTATAGCTGAAAGGGTTATAGAATGCCTTCCGATCTCCGCCCTGTGGAACGCCGATAGAGAGCATGGTTGCATCAATAACAGCGGTAGAGTTCCATAATTCCAACCCGAGTGCGGAACCTGTAATTGCGACAGGGATAGTCGAAACGTTGGTGGCGCGTAATGCTACCTCGTCAACGATCATATTGTCGATAAATGCTGCAAGCTGTCGCCCTGCTGCCTTACCTGCCTGTTCCTTATGCCAAGGATCTCGAAGCTCACGCGCGTCCAATTCATAGATAACGTTTTCAGGTTCACGAAAACGGGCAGGGACTTGTCGCTGTACAAGCGAGTTAGTTGCAGCAGCAGTCAGATCAAGCCCTGAAACCGTCTTCATATGGTAACCCTGCGGACGGTACACAACATCGCCAGCACGCTGCATCGCAGTATCACCAGGACGGAAGTGAGCACACTCTTTAGAGACGATATTTGATGCTTCAAATGAATCAATAACTGTTTCGAACAGGATTTCTAGGTCTTTCGTTAATTGGTTAGGCATAACTTCTTTACTCCGATGGGTTATTTTTTCGCTTTACGCTTAGCGGCAATGACGGCGCTGTAATCGCCTGTTTCCTGCGCCTTTGCGCGTAGCTTATCGAGACTGTTTAATGCTGCGCCATTCGCACCCTTAACGGCGGGGGTGGTAGCGGCATTGGATTTTGCTTTAGGCATGGTTTTAGCCTTGGATTCAATGGTGCCAATGAGACGGCCAACCTCTACGGGGTCGGTAGCTTCGGCCATTTGTTTGCGTAACTCGGCATTGCGCCCCAGCGCGAGAACAATCAGTTCAGGTTTTTCAGCGTAATGAAGGATAGCCACTTGAATTTGCTCAGGGACATCATCCAAAACTGCTTTTTCTGCCTGTTGGTAATGGGGTACCTTCAAGGCTTTTGAGCGCTCCTGATACTGCTGCAACTTCTGCTGATGGCGCTGTTGTAGCTGCTGCTGTTGGCGTTGCTGTTCAGCCTGGTTAGATTGAAACCTCACTGACTCAGTCGACCATTCCTGCATTTTCTGCTGCAACACAGCTTCATCGTAATCAATGCCATCGTCTGATAGCTGCGGCATCCGTGGCGGTTGCATTGGCGCTGATGGCTGCTGCACGGCGGGTTGACGACGGAGTTCTTTAAGCTCCTTCTCTTTCTCCTTGATAGTGCTGCGTAGATGCTTAACTAATGCCGGGTCTTTATCGTCACTGGCTGGCGAATCCAGTTTGTCATCACCAAAATAAAAATCCTCTTCCGAGTCGTCGTCGCTGCTATCGACATCGTCGCCGTTGTTCTGGTCGTCTCCGCCATCTTCGCCGTTATCGTCGTCGCTCAGGATCACTTCATCTGGAATTGACTCAGGTGTAGTGGTGTCGAGTTCTGGTGTGTTGTTATCTGCCTGTTGTTCCATGATTACCCCTAGTTACTCGATGTTATGCCCATCGGAAGGCAATAGAGTGCCCAGTCTCTTATTGACAGCGTGGCATATTGATTGATTGGTTTATTGCTGTGGTGGTGGTGGTTGTTGCTGAATTTCGGGCTGGATAGCGCTACTAATATCCATATTACGTTGATGCTGTTGCCCAGTGCCTTTCAGCATGAGTTCAACATCAGCACGGGCATTGTCTCCTTGCTGTTGTTGGAATTTGTTCAGCATATCGAGCGTTTCCCTGAGTTCTTTCTGCTTATCCAAATCTACGCCAGCGAGTATCTCGGCGGTACGGGCCGCTGCAAGCTGAACATTGGCTTGCGCTTTAAGTGCATCTACTTGAATGCGGTCACGGTCATTGATCGACTTCTGCATTTCAGCCTGACCTTGTAGCAATACACCTTGTGCGGTGACCATTGCGGGATCTTGCTGGCCCTTCTGCTGCTCTTTTGACTGAGCAAGCAGCTGCTGTTCTTCTGGCGTTCTTGGTTTAACAACACCAGAGGTTATTAACTGGTTGCGGTTAAACTCCTTCATGTCGGATATTCCCTCTCCATCCATATTATCCAATATCATGCCAAGGATAATATCGTGTCGCGGAGTGCCAGGCTGAACCAGAGAAAGCGTTGATAACAGGTTTTTAACAGTTGCATCTCGCCGCGTGGCGAATGACTGACCAACATCAACCGTCACCTCATAATTACCCTGACTCAAGTCATTTAGAGCGACCTCTTCGCCAGTATCGCGATCAACAACGGAACCATTCATTAACGCCACATCGTCAGAGCCGTCCTCATTAACGATGCGCACTGGGGTATCACTGCCGTAAACCTCCCGCGCCATTGATAACCAGATAGTGCCAGCCCGCCGCATAGATTTAGCCATGTTATCCATGTAGATATATGACTGCGTATCCATGCGATTGAAGATTGAGTCAACGGTATCTGATGCTATATTGCTAGGCATATTCTCCATTTGACTTGCGCCGGTGATCTGCTGAATGGCAGTGCCTGTGTATTGTAGCAATCCGGCCAGAGCTGGAGGCATTTGTGTTGGAGGCGTGTAGCTACTGACTTGTGCAACCGAAGTTACATTACCCATCTTATCTTTCAGGCTAACCATAGGCAGGTAAGCGGGACGCTTGCGGTTACGCTCAGCCCAATTCTGAGAGAGTGGTCCAGGTATCATATCCACATCAACAACCGGTATACCGTCGCCACCAGATTGCGTGGCATTGTCTGCAATCATGGATACCATCAGATTTTCAAGCCGCTGGGCATCCATTGCTTTCGCTGCGTGGCCCTCGATTCGTTCTTGGTTGTCAACAAACGAGCGGCGGCCATAGACTGGCACTAACGGAATATGCTCACCGGCAATACGTTCAGGCTCACTCAGCCATTCCGCGCCAGATAGTAGGCCGCAATAAACGCGACGCTTTTTAACCTCTCTTTCAGCGGTTTTTTCAAACTGAGCATCACTGAGTTCGTCGGCTATATCTTCGATCTGATCACTATCGTAAATAGCGCTCTCACCAGTTACTGGGTTGCGGTAAGAGATTACCTTCACTTTCTCTATTCGAACCTCGTAATAGCGGCCGACATAGATAGCATCTGGCGTCGCCCAATCGTACTGAGTGCCAGTCTCATTTTTTGATAACCCAGAAGATATAGCGTCCGGGTATTCAGATTCGAAAGCGCCTGGTGTCATAGAAAACATTTCTAGCGCCCACATAGCATCCCTGCGGTCGTACTCTTTGCTATCCTGATCGAAGAACACACACGTTGCAGGGTCATACACAGGTAGCAAGCTGACACGGCGACTCTTATTTTCCGGGTCCATTTCATCTTCGTACTCGGCACACATGCGGAAGCACCCGAAGCCACCAACAACAGCATCATCAAATGCGTTATCGCAAGCTTCGTTGCCTGACGTCTCCATGTAGTCAGCGCGGAACTTACCGTTCATCTTGTCGGCCAGCGCTTCTGATGCCTGAGTGTCTTTGGGCCGGAACTTCACGCTTATCCGGTTCTGTCGGTACTCGCTGATGATGCGGTCGCATTCTCGCGCAATTTTATTTAACTCAAAGCGCGGGTAATGTTCGAATCGGTCACCATCCAGTTCCCACCCTGCATTTGTACTTCCTTCCCACTGAGCGCCCGCGACACGGACAAAGCGCTGAGCTTCGATAATCTGATCTCGCATATCCTGAGTTCCAGAGTATGCCTTATCGAAATTGCGTAAGGCTTTCTGGTGCCAGGCAGCCAATTTGTCAGCCGGTTCTTTCTTATCTTCTGCCATATCAGCCTACCCCACAGGGGATTGAGTAATTGGAATAGTCGTTACTTGATGGCTTGTTTATATCGCCGTGCCGAATGGCATAACGCCGCATCATGTATGCGTATCGGGTTCCGTCGAGTAAGTCGTCTCTAATTTTTACAATGCGGCCCTTCTGATCCCGGTGATAAAAGTTATATTCCTCGAACCAATCGCGCAGGCCACGGAATACTTTTAATCTCCCTTGACTCATAAGGTCGTAAAGCTCAAATAGCCCGGCCTCAACAGAGTTACCACCATCGGGCCATGTTGCATGTTTCATCAACATTTCAAACCCAGCCTCTTCGTAATATGCCTTCTGTTGTAACCCGCTGCCTTTTTCTGTCTGCAATCCGTCACTAGGCCATGCAGTTGGCACACCTGACGCCCACGCCTTGGTTGCGAACCACGCTTCACCAGGCGATGTTTTGGACGCTTTATAGGCGCGGGTAATGTAGAACTTATCCTCATCACAGTCCCACGCCAGCCGGATACGTGCTTGCGGGTGATCCCAGCCGAAGTCCATTCCGTCAATAACCATCCAGTGATCGGGGATTGGGAACGGGTCGCAGGTAATTAGCTCCTCGCTAAAATCATAAATCCGCCCATGCCCAAGCATCGGGATACCCTTTGTTCTCATGTCTCTCTGGTGCGGAGGGAATGACGCCAGTAATTCAGCCTTAACCCGCTCATTTAAGTGAGGCGCATCATCCCACCCAGCATTCATACAATGCTGCGCGCTAGATGGGGTATCCATGAACTGAATAACCAAATCTGTGCGGCCATTTTCTGGCGTGAACGTCAGTATTCCTCGCCCGCCATTGCCGTGGTCACCGGTAGCCGTTCGCGTTAGAACCTGCGGGTAGATGGTAGGATCTTTCGGTTCTTCATCGATATGAAACCAGTCTACGGCATCCCCCATAAGTGCATGCTGCCCCTGCGAGTATGACCAGAACTGAATTTTCGCCACTCCACCAGAACTATGCTTAACGTAGACTGAACGGACGGCGTTCGGTGTCCCCTGCATCGGCTCAGTGCTGATGATTAACTCAGTTGGAATTAAACCGCCTGACCAACCTTTATCTGTCTTTTTCCCAATGATTGGCGTTTGCAGTAGGTCACGACACTTCTCACCGGAATAACCCAGACACCAAATCAACGGCGCATGTTCAAACCTATGACCATCCCACTCTTCTGGATAATCACCCATCGCATGAATGGCATCTATCCCGGTACCGGTATCTGTTTTACCTGTTCGGTTGGCGGCAATTAACGCTACTTGACTGAATTCTTTTGTGTTGGCGATGAACTTCTTTTGCCATGTATAGCGAGATTGGTAGAACTGGCGGTAACGATAAAGGTGATCTCTTCGCTTCTTCTCTTCCAGCAACTGGATCAACTCAAGCTTTTGCTCCCGCGTCAGGTTTTCCATGCATTAACTCCTGAATGCGGACTATTAATTCGTCATCAGACTTATCGTCAATTGTTGGCTGCTTGCCAGCGTCTGGAGCGTCAAGCCCGTAAGCTTGACGCTCCAAAGCTATAAGGTTTTTTAAGCTATCAGCTAAATCCTTCATGGATTTAACGCGACCAGGCAGACTGATTATCTTGTGGTAAAGGTCATTCAGCTTATCGGTTCCCTTATCGTCCTCGCAGCGCATTAACTCGCCTAACTCATTCAACGCTGGAACATCAGAACACTCAGCTTCAAGCTCCGATAGAAGTGTGTTGGTCAGTGTCCGAGCCTTTCGAATATCACCACGATGCTCCATACGGACATTCGCAATTACCTCTGCGTTAGCCTCGATTAGTTGCCGCTCTGAAATTACCCTTTCGGTGGAAACCTGCTTGGAAACCTCACGTTTGGAAACTATCGCATCGGCCTTCGCTTTTATCTTTGCGTTTAAATCTCTTTCCCATCCTTCAGTCTTTGCGCGCTTATTTATCGCTGTATGAGAGATCCCTTGCTGTGTTGCAATCTCACGAACAGAGAACAGACCAGCGCGGTACTCAGCTTCTATCTTTTCCCAGTCCGGCTTTCGCATAATCATTTACTCTTTGTTTTGTCCTGAATATATGGCATGAATGCGTACATGATTCTCTGAACCAAGTAGCAGAAGGTTTCATTCTGCGTATCATTTGGTGTTGGCACACCTACGTGATTGCATATTTCAAATGCTGTATGGCATGCCTCATGAGCAAGGATTTGTGGTTCGTGCAGGAAAACTCCGATAATTAGTAATGGCGGTTTTCCTTCCGCAAGGTACGTATAGGCAAATCCATTAAACCCAGCAAGATCGAACTCTAGGCCTAGCCTGGAAAAGTAATCTGTCGCCTCTTCTCGCTGCCGTAATAGAACGATATCAGCACAGTTAAAGAGTGGCACTTGGTACGTTGGCGGTTTAGGCCATTTTGATTTTGCCACCTCTCTATCCTCGTTTAACTCAAATCGCAGGCATTAAAAAAGGCCGCCTTAGCGACCTCTTATTTACATAACGTTTTTATGGCCAGTTGAATAGCGCATCTAAAATCGTAGGTTCTTGAACGGGGTTTTCTTTCTTGGCTTGCTCTGCTTGAGCCTTGTACCAACTCATTGGTCTTTTGTGCCCGTCTTTGCTGGTGATGTATTCAACTCCCTCTTGTGGGATGCTTTCGTCCAGGTCTTTACGGCCTTGAGTTGGATCATCAAAGTATCGAGTAGCCATAATGGTTTCCTTTCGGTGAGTTATTTGTCGGGGGAATTCTGTCTGGCAGATTCGATTTTCCGAATGCTCACCTTATCTGCGTTGCACTGCTCTATCACCGTTAGCAAGGTGTCATTCAGCAATAGGCTGTTACCCCAAGTTAATATCTCGGGTATCTCTGGAGGGGTGCAGTTAGAAAGTAAGCTTGCTGGTATCGGCACCTGCGGCACCTGAACGTATTTGATTTGCGTGTTTCCGCAGGAGGTCAGCAGCGGCAGCAGGAACAGGACGAATAGCACACTCATCCCCGCCAATTTCTTTTTTAATCGCAGCAGCTCGTACCTCACCATTATTGCTAATGCGGTTTTTTTCATTCTCGTTAGCCTTGGCGATATCGTTGATGATGTTAACCACGCGTACCTGGTTGCTGAGAATGAACCGGGCCTCGTCGCGCTCTTTGGCGGCTTCGTCTGCTTTGTCGTGCCATTCGTCAGCTACGTTGTAGAAGTGAATCGATAAGCCAATCAGGACGATTAACAGTAGCGCTGGCAGATAGGTAGATATGTTCTTTATCCCGCTAAACATAATTCCCTCTCTATCTCGCGTCGGTTCTGTAATCCCTTCCACGGCTTGCCACCGGCGTATATCCAGCGGCGAAGCTGGTCACACGCGCCAGCTATATCACCCTGATTAATGCGGAGCAATAGTGTCGAGGTTTTGAAGTTTCCAGCACCTACGTTGTAAGCAAACGAGTACAGTGCGGCACGGGTCGTATCAGGGATTGGCTTTTTGATATAGGGGTCAATCTGAGCGGCAGTTGTGCGCAGGTCTTTATCAAGTAGCGCTCGGCATTCAGCTTCCGTATAACTTTTCCCGAGCATGATGTCTTTGCCCGTATGTCCGTAACAAACTGTCCATACGCCAATTACGTCTTGATAAGGCTTGTGCTCCACCCCCTCAAGTGAAGGTATCAGCGCCGCCGCCATTGCCAACGCCCCAGCAGCCGACGCACCAATTATCTTATTGCGGAGTGCTGGAGACATTTGACCGCTCCCGTAACTGGTATTCTTTGCGCTTGTAGTACCAGTTCACCCCGAACGTTCCGACAGTACAGGCGATACCAATGACAAGCGCCCACTCGTTTAATGACAGCGCACCGAGCATCGTGGTTATGCCGCCGAACCAGTAGGATGAGCCGCTTGAATATTTGTCCATTCTCATAGTCTCCCCCTGCCAGTTGGCCTGGGCGTGTATATGCTGTTTTGGGAATAGTCCTGCCGCCGTGATCCATTCAGGCATGGAGTTTGTTTGAGGGTGATTGGCGCTGGCGGCGGGCTAAATCTGGAAGGAAAAGCAATTGCAAATCCCTAAAATGCAAAAAGCCCGACCGGTTAGAGTCAGGGCTTTAAATTGGGTAGGCGCTCGTTTAAGTCAGATACGGCACCTTACCCTCAAATAGTGGCTCATTGGCTCACTAATGTCAACACGTTCTATGCAACTTTCTTTATTTTACCGACACGTTTGCGACTGATGAAAGCATGTTGCATTGGTTGGTATAACATCCATAACGCAGCCTCCAATATTTCATCCACTTCACGGCGGCAAGTTATCAGTGACGGTTTCTTCATCCGATCCCCGCCTCTCGTTGACATCTTGCGGGGTTTTGCAGTCGCGAAGTAGTACGATGCAATTGCTCGCTTTGATGCCCCATGAGAGTAATAACTAATCAGAATGCCAAGGGCCTTTGTGTCAATGCGCATAACGGAATCTACGACCTGAGAAATCAACATTCCGTCATCGTCATTACACATTGGCCTGTCTGGGTATTTCTGCGGTTCTACTGTCGCCATATATTGAGCTATAATGCTGCTCAT